TTAAACTTACTTGTTGGTTGATCCCAATGTATATTATATAAGGCGCCAGGGAAATTTACATCTTGATTAAAGGTTGTTACCCCTGCAACATCAAGTGTGCCAGAAATCGAGGCATTTCCTGTTGTTTCTAAAACTCCTGTGTGAACAATATCACCTGTAGGTGAAGGAACGGCCGTCGCTGTTTTATTTTCTTGTCGTATACTACCACCTTCATCTGTTCCACTACTGTCTGTTGCGTTTAAAATAATTTCATCGCCAGAGTGATCTTCATTTGAAATACCAGCATTCATATCAGGATCACTAGCCTCATATTTTCCAGTAACATCATTGTACATAATAATACTTTTATGACTACGATTACTGTCATCAACATCATCTAAATCTGTTAATTCAACAGCACCACCGCCACCAATAGTTCCTATTTGTTCTTGAATCTTATTGAGGAATGTTCTATAATGTTCAGATAACTGTTTAAATGTTACAAACTTTTGATCTAATGGAGATAAAAGCTCGTCAGTATCTATTTCTGGTTGTTCTTCAAGAAGGCCTTCATTTATAACACCCACCTTCTCCTCAAGCTCATTTAAATTCTGACGATCCTTCTTTCTCTCATAATTAACCTCCATAACCAGTTCTTCATACTTGTCGTACCAGTATTTTGCTAATTTATTTTCTTGCGCCTTTTTAATATCATCTTCTTTAGAACCACTAGTACGTGGGGATAATCCCAAACCACCTTCAGAGATAGGGGCAGATTTAACAGATTTCTCCTGTTTTGGTCTAACTTGCCTAATTTTACTTACAATGCCCATCTATCTTTATTTTTCCTATGATTGCACCGTTGCACCTTGTCGTGCTAATTGAACCCAACCAGTAGTTTGGTAAAGTAGTGTTATAGTTTCATTAGTGTCGTTGAATAAAATTGATGTTCCGTTTATATAGTTATCAGGAGTAACAGTAGCAGCGCCGCCGTCTACCTTCATTGAGATTACTTTAATTTGTCCTTCTACACCATCTGCTAATGTATACGCTTCAGTTCCAGTTGTAGTAATCAACGAAACAGCTGTTGTCAAACTGAGTGCGCCTCCACCAGTAACATTTTCCACACTTTTGTATAAATCTAAATGGGTAAAATTATTATCCATTTCATCATAGGTAAGTGCTGAACCTTTTGTTGATCTTTTAGTTAGTGTCATGTGCTATTTCCGTTATCGTTAAAATAAACTCCGACATAACTTTTAAATGTTCCACTGTCTGTGCCTGGATTAAATAAGAAATATTCATCAAACACATAGTTAAATAAATTTTTTTCTGTATCAGTTAGTTCTTCTTCAAAAACATAACATTGTGCTTCTAGTGCAGTTTTGGCATCACCACTTGCAGATGCTATGCTTGATAGTAATGTTGCATAATCTGGATTTGCCATTTATATACTCTTATCCAGCGATAACATTTATACTACCACTTGCTGATGCATTAGGCACCCAACTAGTATGTCCACCTGTAGCATCACCTTTACGGTGAACTGCAATACCATTTACAAATACAGTAGAACTTCCAGCAGTGGCAGGATCACCACACGCAGTGGTATCTCCTATACGAGTAACTTTTGCATCATTAGCAAACACATTATCAGAACCAGTTGCGTATACAGTTTGGTGAAATGGGTTTGGTGTAGGACTTGCATGACCTATATGTTTATCTAATCCTACCCTTGTTACCTCTGGCATTGTGTTTTCTACTCTTCTTCAGTTTCTACACTCTTGGTGCTTACAAAAGATGCAGCCAATTCTTTTCTTCTGCCTTCCAGAGCATCACTCACCTTATGAGAAATTGCATGTTGAAATGCACCTTCAGCTTCTACATTATTACCATCTACAACCATATCTACAAATTCTTTACTCGTCATTGTTGTTCTCCTTCATCAGCATTTGGGTCCATACCATATGCAAGTGCTGCTCTATCTCCAGCATCCATTTCTGGATCAACTGCCATGCCCGACGGATCTGTTGGGTATCTTTGGATACCATCACCACCATCATTGGGCACACCACCATCCATTGGATCTTTTTCTGCTTCAGTTGCAATTTGGTCACGCATATCAGCTATCTCAGCATCATTCATACGCAACACATGTTTCAAAACATATTCTTTACTGAAGAATGTTCCAATGTATGATTCTATATTCTGTAAAGTTGTAATACGATCATTCAACAACTCTGCTTCTTTTAGCTCTGCAAAATGACCATCCTTAAGAAAATCATATTGAATGTGTTCTTTCATTACATCCCAATCATCCAAAGAGATAACACCCTTTAACAATAACTGAGTTTTCAAAACGTCTGTAAAGAGATGAACAAACTTCTTTCTTAGCTTCTGAATAAACTTGGTAAACTTGAGTTCATCTCTTGTAATGTCTGTGCTTCTACCAAGACTAAAGTTTGATTCTGACTCAAGTCTGGAAATAGGAACATTCAATGACCGATAAAGTTTTTTCTGGAAATATTGAATGTCATCAATCTCACCAAGATTAGAACCACCCGGCAGTGTTGTGATTTCTGTTCCTCGACCACCTTCTCTACGTGGAAGCCAGAAGTCTTCAAGCATACTCATGTGATTTCTATCATCTCGTATTTCACCAGTTGATGCATCATACACCAACTTGTTACGATAACGATTCATCACATCTTTGAGATATTGTTCTGCTTTTATCTTAGGAAGATTGCCAACATCAATGTAGAAAATTCTACGCTCTGGTGCTCGTGAAATGCGATAGATAACCAACGCGTCTTCAATCATCCTCAATTGGTTGACAGGTTTGATTGCTTTGTGTAAGTAAGATAAAACCTTACCGCTGTTTTGATCAATTACACCAGAGGGACAATACGTTATGGCGTCACCAGCAATTTTAATTCCCTGTTGAGTTCCACCATATCCGGCAGAATGCAACCCTTTTTCATTGTAGATATAATACTCTTCAATCTTCTTAATTTTATCTACACCAGTGGCTTGGTCTTTCTCTTTCTTTACTTCTCTTACTT